CTGAATCTGTCATCAAAGCGCAACCAATCCTCTTCACCCTCCTCATCTTGTACCAAGGTCTCTTCTCTGGTAACGCCATCAAGATTCCAAAGAACCTCAAGACTCTCTTCAACAGTAAGACGTTCAGATTCATTTCACTCATGTTAATCGCGTTCAGTGCGACACAAGATATCGAGTATGCTCTCATCTCAACTACAATCTTCCTTGGTGTGATGTATGCCATCAAGACTCCAGAAGAACGTAGGGAAACTGGACTGATATAAATTGTTGGTATAATAATAGAATGAAGATTCATATTATTGGGGCGGGACCAACTGGGATGTCTCTCGCTTGGGAACTACTTAAAGTTGGTGAACACGAAATTACAATATACGATAGAAAGCCATCCGCGGGTGGATCGTGGTGGGAACCGGATGTGAATACACGAGATCTCCACGCACATCGAATCGTATTTGACCGTGCTTTCGTGAATACCAAAAGTTTATTTAATGAAATGGGTATTGAATGGGATAGTATATTTCAACCAGTTAAAAAAGATATATACGGATTCATGTACAATTCCCTAGAGGTAAAAGATTATAAATCTTTAGCATTCTTAGCTTCGCGTGTTCTTTTGAAACCAAATGATTATAAACATGTATCACTCAAAGATGCACTTGGAGAACTGAGTGAAACAGGGAAGAAGTTTATTGAACATCTCCCACTGATAATGGACGGTGTAACGTGGGATATAATGTCGGCATATGAATTTGTTAAAAATTTTGATCATGTCGCCCTTTCAAACCAATATACACAGAGAGTTTCTGGTAAAGTTATGAGTGATGCCATGCAAAAAGCTCTTGAAGAGAAAGGGGTTGAGTTTGTTTTTGAAAAAGAAATCGAAAAAATACAATATCTCGAAGATGGATTTTCCGCTGAATTTACAGATGAAACTATAATTGATACAGGTGTTATGATTTTATGTATAGATAATAGTCCCGCTTTAAAATTGATAGGTGACAATTGGGGACCGGATGCACATAAAAAAATAAGACAGAGTACTTATGGATGTATAAATGTAATATTAGATTTTGAAGAACCTCTCACTTTAGAAGATGATTTGAAGATCGCAGCTAATACAAGATGGAAGCTTCAACCCGTTGTATTGTCAGATGGTAAAACAATATCCTGTGTAATATGCAATCTCACAGAGGAAGTACTTACATCTAGTCCAGAAGAAATAAGAAACCAGGTTCTATTAGATTTAAAAGATATACCTTTACCAAAATCCATCAGATTTGGTTGGGGATCAAAATGGAATGAAGAATTGAAAAAATGGGAATTTACACAGTCATCCGGTGTATTGAGTTTATACGGACAAGTTCCATTTTTTGGTAAATCGCCAAATATCGCTTTATGCGGTATGATGTCTCCAAGAAATACACCATATTCTAGTATTGAAGCTGCTATAGAAGTATCAAGATCATTTTGCAACCAAACATTCGGAACTCGCCCACCTATACGACCATTACTCCTAACACAATTAATTTCACTTCTACTCGTGATACTTATAGTTTTAATTTTAGTTTATACAAATAGGAACCAATGAAGTTCGTAGCAAAAGTATATCAACCCATGTATGACCACAATGACAAAAAGTATATTCGTGTGGTCATTCCTGAAAATTGCTGTGAAATCATAAGACGTATGCAAGCAAATAAAGCTCATCTCATTAAAAATGTTCACATCGATAACCCACTCGATGGTCGAATTCTAACAGTTAAAGTTCCTTTCCGTTATAGGAGAGTGATGTGTAAGGTTGAAGGAAACCCTGTGCAATCTCTTATAAAAGATGATGAAATAGAAATTGATATCAATTTTATGGGTGTTTGGAATGTCGGCGAATATAGCGGTTATTCGTGGAAATTGGAATGTTTAAGAAGTTGTTGAATATTTCTTGTACAATTCACTGAATGGTTGAGCTTCTTTGTGCTCATGTTCATGTTCATGTTCATGTTCATGTTCATGTTCATGATGACGTGGTTCATTCATTTTATGACATCCATCATTTTCATTAATACATCCTAAACCACTATTACCATTTTTAGTAATCTGTTCAATACCAGTAGATTCAAAGCCTTCAAAAACTAGAAGACAACCTTCCAATCGAAGTATTTCATCTCGGTTAAACTTTGCATGTTTTTCCAAATCTTCAATTTGGGTTTTCAAATCTTCAATGTTTTGCTTAAGTCTTCGGATGTTATCACTCACAAGAATTGGCTTTGTCATTTTATAGTAAATTAAAGTTTCAATTCTTTAATATATTAAATGATAACGAGAACTGGTTATCTCGTGACGGAGGGACCAATCCAGGAAATTAAAAAAGAGCTTACGGTAAGACCACAGGTCAATAGCGACTATGGATTTCCTCCACCACCTTTCAAAGTTTTTAGAGCAGCTAAGAATGGAGTCTGCGTTCCAAGATTCTACGGAACTGCTAAGCTCGGGGAACCCATACATGACCGTAGACCGGAGCCAACGCGAATCAAAACCAAATTTGTCGGTACACTCAGAGACACAACTCATCAAAACGAAGCTCTTGCCGCTGCTATTAAAGCAGGTCATGGAGTTCTCTCACTCCCATGCGGGTATGGCAAGACCACCGTATCCTTGGCGATAGCGTGTAAGTTGGGATACCGCACGATGATTGTTGTCCACAAGCAGTTCTTGGCAGACCAATGGAGGGAGCGTATTCAACAGTTTTGTCCAGGTGCGACAATTGGAATTGTTCAACAGGATAAGAAGGAGGTGGAGTGTGACTTTGTCATAGCTATGCTTCAATCTCTCTCCCTCAAGGAATATTCTTTCAGTGACTTTGACTCCGTTGGCACGCTCATTGTAGATGAGGCGCATCATATATGTGCAAAGGTCTTTTCACAGTCCCTTTTCAAGATGTGTCCAAAGCACATCTTTGGTCTTTCTGCAACACCTGAGCGAAAGGATGGTCTCACAAAGGTGTTGCATTGGTTTATGGGACCCACATTCTTTGCAGTTGAGAGAAAGAATCAGGAACAGGTTGAGGTATTCCCAGTGACCTATGAATCTTTTAATTACAGAAATGCACCACCCTGTACAAGAAATGGTAAATTGTCAATGCCAAATATGGTGACAGAAGTAGTCGAAGATAGAAAAAGGAATCAGATGTTGGTGGAACTAGTGAAGAAAGCATCGGCGGGTACGAGACAACTCCTCGTTCTTAGTGATCGCCGATGGCACTGTGAGATGCTTCACCAATGTTTCCCAAAGAGTTCCGGACTGTACATGGGTGGTATGAAGGAGGCTGACCTTCAGGCTTCATCCCAAAAGAAGATCATTTTTGCTACATTCTCACAAGCACATGAAGGTCTGGACATTCCAACCCTTGATACGGTTATTTTAGCTTCACCCAAGTCGGATATCACACAAAGTATTGGACGCATCATGCGAGAGACTAAAGGTAAAAAGAACAATCCACACATCTATGATATTCACGATCCATGGTCTATATTTACAGCCATGTACTATAAGAGAATGAAAGTATATCGTCAAGGTGGGTTCAAAATACACGGCAAAGCTGCAGAAGAGGAGAAGAAGGAAGACTTCCCCCAGGGAAAGTGTCTATTTTTATAATCTGAACAATAAATAAATGTCTGGTGCATTGATTCAACTCGTATCTAAGGGAGTGCAAGATGTTTATCTTACAAGTGAGGAGGGGCATTCATTTTTCCGCTCTAAATTTACTCGACACACAAATTTTTCGCAGGCTCCAAAATTTATCAAAACTATTAACGATAAAGATTTTACAATCGCCATACCTGTGTTGGGTGATTTACTAAATGGTGTATGGCTCGAGGGAAACAATGTTTCATCAAATCTTATGTATGAATCAACGGTGGATCTATTTGTGGGTGGTCAGAAGATTGACTCACAACCATATGAATATTTTAGTGAAATATGGCCAAACTATCTTGCCGAAACATGGACGAAGTGTTCTGAATTGACAAATAAAACATCAGCGTCAAATAAAAATTTTCTACCACTGCACTTCTTTTTTTGTGATCACGGGGGATTTTTACCGTTGATTGCACTCGCACATCACCAAGTGGAAATAAGGGTAAATTTTAAACCTTCGAGTATAAATGAATTTTCGCAATCTGAACGTCAGATAAAAGTATATGGAAATTATATTTATTTGGACAAAGAGGAAAGAGAATCTCTTGTAAAACGTCAATTAGATCTTGTAATTACACAACTTCAAAGTATTGAATCCCCTCTCGATTCTGTACCAGATAACACGGTGTCAAGTGGTGGTAATAATGATCTAGATATTTCAACTTTTAACCATCCAGTAAAGTCTCTATTTTTTGGTTTTGATTCATCCCATCCAGATTCAATTAATGACAGATTTACATTTAGAGATGCTGATATTTACATTAACGGGGTTCCTATATTAGAAAACATGTCAGCTACATACTTTCACACAGTTCAAAATTACTATAAATCCAAATATGGTGTAAGTGATTTTAATGTCATTAATGGAGATATATTTAATACTCGTTTTTTTGTATATCACTTTTGTTTAAATGCTTCAGATTATAATCCATCTGGTACATGTAATTTTTCAAGAATAGATAACGCTAAAATACGTATCAGAGGAGCAGAAAAGGGATCTCTTAGACCTTCGACTCAGACAATAAGAATTCACGCACTTAACTATAATGTACTACGTATCAAGGATGGATTGGCTGGAATTTTGTTTGGTAATTAATTTCGACACCTAAAGTATAATGGGTAGAACTGTTCGATTCGATCAGGTATATGTAGCAAGCCTTGATGCTCAGCCCGTAGAGGAAGAAATCCTTACAACTGTTAAAAGTATTTTAACAGGAGAAATTGAAGCTGATGAAGTTGTTGTGTCACGTTTTGGTATCGCAAATACAAACCCAACCAAAAACTTCTCACTTGGCGAAAAGGTCTTTATGGATGAGAATGATACAATTGTTGTAGATGTAAAGGGTCGTACAAGATCTGAGCGTCTTTTTGTTGATGAACAACTTGCCGTAGGTACAACAAATCCAACAAAAGCATTTCAGGTTACGGATAAAGTTCTTATTGATATTATTGGTCGAGATTTACTTACAGTAAATGGTAACACCGTATCCACTAATGTAATTGTCGGGGATACATTCTCTTCGGCACCCACAAATCCAAATGTGGTGATTAGAAACTTTGGGTCAAATGTTGTATCAATTTATGGTAACACGTTTGCGCACAATGTTTCTATTGTACATAATTTGGACGTTGGTCCAAACGTCCATTTCGATGGATATGGTTCAAATATAATGACACTCCAAGGAAATGTGAGTATCTCACATGGTGATGTTCGTCTCGTAGGTAACTTGATTGTCGATGGTAATGTTGCGGTTTCACAGCTTGGTACATACACTCTTATCAAAAACCTCGTTGTGTCAAATACTGTTGTACAACTGGGTCCCGGAAACGATGGAACTAAGGATATGGGTATTATTATGAATGAAAAAGAAAGTGAAAAGGCAAATGTAGTTTTCGCTTATAAAGGTAGTACAAATCAAAAATTTGTCTTGGGAAGAACATATGATTCGGTAGAAGGTTTAGATGAAGCTGGGCAAATTGTAATCCAAGAAGATCAGACTATAAATCTTCATGTATATGGTGATATTTATACCTCCAACAGCGTTGGTGTAGCCAATGTAAATCCAATACACGACTTGGACGTCGGTGCAAATTGTTTTGTACAAGATACAGGGTCAAATGTTTTGGAAGTTAATGGTTTTACTTATACAAAGGGTCTGAAGATTGGTCCCTTCGGTCTTCAAGTTGGTAATGCAGTAAGTGTGAATCCTCTGGGTGTTGTAGATCCATCCGCCTCTGTGATTTCAATCGCGGGTAACATTCAAGCAAAGGGTATAAGAACTACCGGTGCGGATGGATGGCTTTCAGGTATAGCGAATACACTACCTAAAGACACCCTCAATATTGGTGAAAATCCAACAAAGATTTCATGTAACATCTATGATGGCAACACGTGGTATGTGTACGGTAATACATACTCGTCAAATATACTCGCCGATTTTGCTAGGATAACCGGTGACGTTCGCATTGGTGGTCCGGGTGTAACTACAGATGACAATCAGTACAACATTAAATCTTCGGGACAACTTGTAATTCATGCGAATGATTCAAGTGACGAAAATGATACATCCAATTCACTTATCCTAAAGTCTGGTACTATTGCAGCTAATGTAACTACTATAGAGTTAAATTCATCATCTCGTAACAAAGATTATCAAAATATCATATTTAAAACAAAAAATGCCGAGCGCATGCGCATTACTGCATTTGGTAATGTTGCTATTCAAAATACCTCACCATCGGAAACTGTTACAATTGCAGCACCTGTGAGAATCAATCATGCAAATACTCTTACTTTTGGTAATACATTTGGTCTACAGGGTCAAACATCAATGAGAATGTATGCGAGACCAAATAACGGTGACGCGTACATAAATTTTCACGGTGGTGTGGGTAAGGGTTTGAACTTTGGTGTTACATCCACGAATACAATGGGTAATCCTAAAGTAACTATAGTTGATTCGGGTAATGTTGGTTTTGGTACCACACAACCCGACGGTATTATCCACACAACTGGTGGTACCATATTTGTCAATGATCAAGTGGCAAACAATAACAGTTTTGACCATACATTAACACCTCTAGTGGTAACAAATAGAGATTCAATTTCTGTTGTAAATGATCAAAAACCTGTTGTTCAGCTTGCTCGTGAAACTGCTTCAGGTTATGGTGCTAGAGCTGGATTAAAACTTGGTAGATTTGAGGAAGGTGGTTCCAGAACTCGCTTAGATTTTGACTTGTCACATGGCTCATATGACGATATAAATATTATGACTTTACGAAGTGATGGTAAAGTTGGTATTGGCACACATACACCATTGGCGAAACTTGAGGTGAGAGCGTCTGGCGGCTATAACCCAGATACAAATGGTTTGCTCGTTTATAATAATAATGATGCAATTTCAAATAAAGATGCTATTATAACATCCCAAGTTCGAGAAGATTCGGGTGATCCTTTCTCATCCTATATCGTTTATGATGGTGTGAATAGTTACACTGGTTGGTCAGTTGGTACAGATAATAAGAATGGGGATCGCGACTTTAGAATTACAAATAACGTTTATGCAGTCTCAAATGTACAACACACCGGTTTATTCATTGATGGTATTTCAAGTAACGTTGGTATCGGTACAGATCAAACAAGTGCTAGGTTGCATGTATCCGGTGATGTTCAAATCGAAAATGATCTAAGATTTGGTGGTGTTCCCGGGGATAATGCCGGTCTTTCACATACATTTTTGCGCGAGAGACAATATGACGAAACAGGTCGTTCGGAACTTTTTATATTTAAGGGTAATGACTCCACTTTACAGGAATTCGCCGGTCCAGATCAGATAAGACATGTGGCTGGTCAACATATATTCCAGACATATTCAACTACTGCAGGTCTCGACCAAACCGAGTTGAACTCAATCATTACAGATACACCGATTACTGATGTATTTAATACAGTTCCAGTCATGCAGGTTACAGGTAATAGACGTGTTCTTATAGCTGCGGCAAATGAAACGGGTCTGCCATCAGAAACAAAACTCTACGTAAATGGTGAAATTCTTGTACCACTTGAACAACGTATTTCAACCACTGGTATGTTCATCTCATCAGATGAAGTGGGTGAAATTAATGTAATTGACAGTGGTGCAGGTAGAGATTTATTGTTAAGAAGCGATGGAACGGAAAGGGTACGATTCAAACATTACGGGGGTGTTGGTATTGGAACAAGTTCTATTGATGCAAATGTTCATGTCTATAGTGATCAAACTAATAACGCACAAATGCTTAAATTGGAATCGTCTGGACCATCATCTGGATATGGATATAGTGAGCTATCATTGTATAAAACAGATGGGTATGGTGGGCATGTTCGAGGATGGAGAGATCGCACAGATGATATTTCCGGACTTCGGCTTGGAGTTCAAAACCCAACATCTGGTACTGTGGATGTAATAACTTTGACAAATTCAAGTAATGTGGGTATAGGTACTACAACCCCAAATAGACAATTTCATCTATATAGCCCACTCACATCAAAGACTATAGCATTGCAACGTTTTGAAGTTGGTGCAACATCAAACGCGGCGCTTGAATTTAAGACAGACGCTGGATTATCAAATATGTATATAACAGATACAGGAAATGTACACATTAATCCAATTGGCACTCACTGCTTTATTGACGGTGATTTAGATATTACCGGAGATATCAAATTCTCGGGTGAGTTTGAATTGGGTAATGAAGTTGGAATTAACTTAGCTGGTGCCGGTGCTAATACAAATTTACATGTAAATGGTGGTGTGATTACAAATTCTGATCATGTTGGTTGTAAGAGATATTCTACGACATTCTCAATTGGACCGGGTCTCGCAAAAGATATATCACTTCACTTCAATCCTGGTGCATTCTATGTAAAAGTTAAAGCAATCTTGCGAGAAACGGGGGCGGGTAATCACAATGTAAGTACAATGGTACTTGAAGCTACTGGTGGTAGTAGCGAACCCATAAGTGATCCAACTACATTGGATATCGCAATTGGCACCAAAAATGTATTTGGTGGTACGAATAGTTATCCATGGAATCCAGAAGTAATAACAACGCCTTCTAAGATTACATTTGTCCCATACAATATTGATAACACGCGTGTCTATACATATGACATTTATGTGAAAGTTATAGGTAATACAAATTTAAACCCAGGTCTAACACGCATAACACGTGATGGTAACTTGGTCGAACTTTCCACATATAATTATTAATTTTACCATTTGGGGAAAACCCAAAGGTAGAATTAAATATAATTACGCCCTGATGGTATCAGAGACGGCTAAAGCAATTACGCCGACTATAAAAGCCATGACGACATAATTACACTCGGTTTCTTCTAAACCAATTTCCTTCTTTACTTCCGAACTCTTTGTGACAACTGCATCTTGTTGTGTCATAGGAGGTTCAAGCTCCTCTAAAGGACAGTATCCTATCATTTATACTGTATCTAGAGATTAATTTCTGTTTTCTTTTTTCTTCTTCGGGTAGTTTTCGATTTGGCAGTACCAACATTCACCTCTTTTACTTCACCACCAGTTGATTCTCCTGATACTGATACAATATCAGATACGTCATCTTCGTCTTCATTTACAGTTTCAGTTTGAGTTTGAAATGATGTATTCATTGGTGGTGGTGGCATCATAATTCCACCCATGAGACTGGAAATATCCACACCTGGTCCTTGCATTTCGTATTGTCCAGTGCCGCCAACTGGTCCGTCTGTTGCGGGTCGTTGTGGTGCACGAGTAGTATTCTGAACTGCAGCCATCATATTTTTGACAAGATCTGGGTTCTGTTTGAGAACATCGTTCATATTTGGTAATGCAGTTTTAAACATACTATTTGTCAAGTGGAACATCATAGCAGAACCACCCAACATCATAATAAGTTTGACTTCGGGGGCTACATTAACTTTAGAGCGGTACTTCACGTAGAGCTCCTCGAAAACTCCGTCGTAATCATCTACGTTTTCCATGACAGATTCCGACCAACCTTCGAGTTGAATTTCAAATGGATTGTATCGCTTATTGAGAAATTCTAAACCAGTAACACACGCTACTAACATTCTTCTACTAAAACGAAGTGATTGTTCAACATCAATACTGTATGTAATTCGCTTTACTTCAGATCTAAGTTCGTCAATATTAGAATATGCATTTAAGCGTTTATTAACTGCAAATCCCTTCTTTTCAAGTCTTCCAAGTTTATTAAGTAAATCACTCTTTTCTTCGTCAATTGAGGTGTATCCGTTTGAAGGTTTCTCTTCTTGTTGGTAACCACCAGAAGGTTCATCATCAAAAAACATTGGTTCATCTTCACCATAATCAATTTCTTCAGCAGATGCGTCATCAAATTGTGGTATTGTTTGTTTGGTTGGATTAACAAATGCATCCATTGGTTCCTGTGCTTGTATCTTATGCATTTGTCTTGGGGGTGGTGCCGGACGTTTTACAGTCTGGGGTTTTGAAATAGAAATGTCAATTTCATCCATGAGCGCTTGCTCATCTGCATCTAGTTTCATGACAGTTGTGTTTCCTCGGTCGATGATAATCTCTTCGTCCATCTACTCTCTATACTGAAAGTATTAAATAACCTTTAACGCACTTTAAAAAAAATATCAGTAGACTATAAATGTTTGCTTTGAACCGTGCCAATCGAAACGCACTTGTGTCCATTTTTGTTCTATTGACTATTATCACTATTTTGGCTGCTACCAAAAGCAACTATTCACCCAGACCAATCACTGTTATACCAGTGAATGAGGCGTCTATTTTTGATCTTGAGCAAAAACTTGAATGCACCCCGGGTGAAGCCAAAGAAGGTAGTTTCTATTCATCTAGTAAGTCTCCAGGTGGTGTATGTGGCGCCCAAAAACTTGTTGATGAACAAGCTGGTTACAGCATTGGCGAAGGAATTGGTGGATCTTTAATCTAAGCTAATATAAAATGGCGTTGATTACTTCACCCACTCAAATACCAGACCTTAATTATGAGTATCATACAATCACCATTGATAGTGTGGGACAAGATAGCTCTAATACATTCTCCGTGTTTCTTCAACAACCATTGCGTAATGTTGTTCAGGCGAGACTTCTCGCCGCTCATATCCATTCAAATGTTTCAACCGAACATTGCTATGTGTCCATAAAGGAACTTGATTCTATTTTTTCTGATAGAGCTTCAAATGTTCTAACTGGTCAATCCCATCTTAGTATGTTAAGAAGTTCATTTGCTAGTATTATTACAAATGATGCAAGTCATGTTGGTGGAAATTCGTTGATTACATTTAAGGATGAATACCCACTCGTTACACAATATATAAATCCAATTAGACAAATTGATCGTCTCACCGTAACAATTCGTGATCAAAATGGTAATACAGTTAAAAATTCGACTGATAATGGTCATAATTTCCTAGTTCTTAGATTTGTGTGTAGAAAACCAAACTTGTAATTTTCTTGTCTTAAAGTAGTAAAACAACATGTCTCCAGGTATTGTCCAATTAGTCGCCATTGGCGCCCAGGATGAATTTATCATGGGTGATCCAGAGATATCGTTTTTTAATTCGTCTTTTAAAAGACATTCTAATTTTTCACAGTCCACCGAAAAACAAACTATACGTGGGGATGTGAAAAATAACTCTATGTCAAGTGTTCAATTGGAAAAATCGGGTGATATGCTTGGGTATATTTATTTGACTATCGATGATACAACAAACGCTTTAGATACTTCTCGATGGGATCTACTCATTGATAAAGTCGAACTTCTTATTGGTGGTTCAGTTATTGATACACAAGACAGTATATTCACTGAAAAGATTGCTATTGACACATCTGCACAAAATGTATCAAGAAGTGCAATTGGAACTCATCCAGGTGTGAGCGCCCGTTCATTCTTTTACCCACTCAGGTTTTTCTTTTGCGAATCTCCACAAGCAGCATTGCCATTAGTGGCACTTAATTATCATAATGTAGAACTTAGAATTTACTGGGGAAGTACTGCATCAAATTACAATGTCGAATTATATGCAAATTACTACTATCTTGATAACGAAGAGCGTGGAAATATGGCATTAAGAACGCATGATTTATTAATTACCCAAGTGCAAAAAAATGAAGCAACCGGTGAACTCATTCAAGATCTCACATTTAACCATCCAGTTAAATATATTGCTTCGTCGGATACAACAACTAATGGTGCATTAACATCACCAACAAATAAGGTAAAACTTAATATAAATGGGGTCGATCTTTCAAATTATAGGTGGTGTAGACCACACTTTATGGATGTTCAGAATTATTATCATACAAATTTTGTTGTAGCTCCAGATTTCTTTCTTTATTGTTTTTGTTTAATGACAAGTTCATTACAACCAACTGGAACTCTGAACTTTAGTAGAATTGAATCTGCTAAAATTATGAGTGAAAATATACCTATTAATCACCCAATCTATGCGGTAAACTATAACATATTACGTATACAAAATGGAATGGCTGGGTTACTCTATGCAAATTAAAATGCAGTATTATATAAATGGTCAAGAACTTACCAACAATTGAAAGATCTACCAGGTTGAGGTTTGGTAGGAATTGTTTAGAGGATCAGGAGGAAAATACGATTGTATTCAATGCGAGTAATGTATCATTTGAAACACCATATCCAGGTGGTTTATATATGTCACCTGTTCGTTATAGACCGGAGTATGAAGACGACGCCGTCGTACTTTTGATGTATAACAAAGATACAAAGGAAGTTACAGAATCTGGTGAGGCTGCGTATGATATTATTGCAACAACTTTAGATGGTGCGACTCTTAGAGGAAATACAGTTACAGTAGATACTGTAACTTTGAGTAATGCGTATACTTCATTAATAACTACAACAAAAGCTGGTATAGTAAATACAGCTCCGGAACATACTCTTAGTGTTGGTTCTAATTTGTTCATTCATGATGAAGGTTCAAATGTATTGACTGTTATCGGTAATATAGGAGTTTCAAATGATGTCACAATTGATGGTAACCTTAGAGTTAATGGCACCACAGCTGTAATTTATACAGAAAATACAAAAATTAAAGATGCTATTATTGAACTTGGTACAAATAATACTTCTACAGATACAACTCTTGATTTGGGTCTTTTGTTAAATAGACCAGATTCAAATGTTATGTTAGCATTCAAAGAAAGTAGTGGTGAATTTATTTTTGCTTATACACATGATACACCAAATAATGTTACACTCACACCAATCACGGATGAAGATCTTGATATCAGAGTATATGGTAGTATCACCACAGAAACAAATGTTAATGTTACACAAAATCTTAATGTGACCGGGAATGCATATACCAACAAGGATTTAATTATAACAGGTAATGTACATGCCTTATCTAACGTGGATATCAATGAAAATCTTAATGTGACCGGGAATGTAAATGTTGCATCTAATATTAGTATTCTTAAAAACTTAGATATTTTTTCAAACGTGCACGCAAAAAAGGATATTAAGATAACTGGTAACGTATACGCTTCAACAAATGTCAATGTGATGGAGCAACTTAATGTAACTGGTAATACACATTTATACCAGGATTTGCATGTATCGGGAAATACGTATAATACTGGGAATTTTAACATTACGGATCAATTAAATGTAACTGGTGATACGAATTTATACCAGGATTTGTATGTATCGGGAAATACATATAATACTGGGAATGTTAACATTACGAGGAATGTTAACATTACGGATCAATTAAATGTAACTGGTAATACTCATTTATACCGGGATTTGCATGTATCGGGAAATACATATAATACTGGGAATGTTAACATTACAAATCAATTAAGTGTGACCGGAAGTGTATATTTATCGAAAGACATTGAAATTGATGGTAACACTTACATAGATGGTAATGTTAATGCTTATAAAGACCTGCTTTTATCAGGTAATGCACATGTAAGTGGCAATGTTAATATTTACAAAGACTTACTCTTAAGTGGAAATACCTATATCGATGGAAATGTTGTAGCTTATAAAGATTTAACATTAAGTGGCAATGCCTACATAGATGGAAATGTTGTAGCTTATAAAGATTTAACATTAAGTGGCAATGCCTACATAGATGGTAATGTTAATGCTTACAAAGATTTAACGTTAAGTGGCAATGCATATGTAAGTGGTAATGTTACTATTACAGATCAATTAAGTGTGACCGGAAATGTATATTTATCGAAAGACGTTGAAATTGATGGTAACAATTATGTGAGTGGAAATGTTGTGGCAACGCGTGACATTTCTGCGAATAAGTACTACGGAGACGGTGGTCATCTTTCAAACATAACCCTCCAAGTAGTCACAGACAAATCAAACACCACTTCAAACGCCGTACGTTTTACGAATCCACATACAGCTTTTGTCACAGATCTTACATCAAATGTTGAAGTTAAATTGGATCAGCTTAATAATGTAACTGTTACTACACCTCTGGAATCACAATATTTAATTTATCAAGATACAGATGAATGGATAAATGATTATCCATCGCAGACATTCGTCAAAATCTATAACGCAACCGCTGGTACAATTTACGCGGGTAATGCGGTGTATATCATTCAACAACACAATGCAAACCTTGTAGAAGTTGGTCTCGCAGATGCCAGAGATCCAGATAAGATGCCGTGTATTGGTCTCGTTTGGGAAACCTCTATTGCACCTGGTGGAGAAGGTCATGCAACTACATTTGGTAAATCACAGGCATTCAAAACATCTCAATTCTTGGAAGGTGAAACACTATACGTAAGTAATGTGTATGCCGGTATGCTTTCAAATCTCAAACCATATGGCGTTGCTAGTGGTGGAGATAAAATTCAAAACGTTGGTATTTGTTCTAGGGTGCATGCATCTTCTGGTCGAGTAACAGTGACAGGTATTGGTCGTTCAAATGATATTCCAAATGCTAATATTGTTACAAGTAATGCTACAGTCAATTACGTGTATGTGAATACAGCCAATAACGATATGAAGAAAATTGATCCAATGAAACTTCCAACAAAGTTTCTAACACTTCGCGATGTTGTGAATACGGGTAACGTAGTTTCAAACGTTATCAGTGTTACGGGTATTAGCATAACAAATGGGGGGCATGCCATAGTTGCCGGTAATGTACAAGCTGGTGCAAATGTATCAATTGCGGGTCTTGGAAATAAATATTTACCGTACGTTTCCGCATCCAAATACTTGAAAGATTCTGCCATTAGACAAGAAACTGATGGTAGAATTGTGATCAACGCTGATCTAGAAATAGTAGGTAATATACTAGTCGAAGGTAATTCATTTGAAGTTACATCTGGGCAACTTGTTATTAGTGATCGAATTATTGATATTTCTAATGGCGCAGTCACTCATGATTTAGATGCTGGTATTCTAATCGAACACCCCGGACACAACATTGGTCTCATTCATCACGGAACTACGGATACATTCACAATGGGTTACACACAAAATGGTTATTCGGATACCCATATTCTTGAGGATAGTAACATTTTTACTCTTGATGTCATTGGTAATGTGGTTGTGCAAAACACAATAACAATTGAAAGTGGTGATCTCATCGTGGCGATGGGTAATACATATGCCTATGGAAATGTATCAGTCGTCGGAGATTTGAGTGTAGATACTAATATATACACTCGCAGCGACTTAATCGTATCCGGTAATACGTATATATCTGGTAATACATCTGTAACTGGAAATGTATCGGCATATGGTATGCAACTTGGAATGGGTGGTCTTCAGATCGGTAGTTTATTTAGCGCGGGACCGGGTGATGTAGAAGGTATAGGCTCTGTCAATATTACAGGTGTTGTAGAGGCTCTAGCCTTTAGAACCGCTCACGATAGTGGTTACAATACGGGTATAGCTAACACAGCGCCAACAAATACGTTAAGTATTGGTGCAAATGCCTATATTAACGCACATGGCACAACCATTCTATCGATAACTGGTAATACCGTGACAACAAATCTGTTTGCAACTTCACATATTGCACTCGGGACTTCATCACCCACACACGCGTTGGATATAAGAGGTACTGCAAACGTTGGCGACCTCACGGCGACGAGTCTCAGTGTCGCAGCCGATACGGATGTTACGGGTACAATTGGTAGTGCTAAGGTGGGTTATGTAGGCTATGGAGATGCCGCGGGATTCGCACACTACGACTTTGCTAGCGCAGGAAATTATGCGGTTCTTCAAAATAATACTGGTATCACATATATAAATTCAGTAGCTGGTAAGTCTATTAAATTTAGAGAAGACAATGTGGATAAAATGACACTCTCTGATGGTAATTTGGGGATTGGGACAACCTCACCAACTTCAAAATTAGATGTTCGCGGGACTATTTCTACAGGTAGAAATCTTGCGAGAGAGGTTGGTACTGTAATCGCGTGGAGCAGTCAATTAAACACTACGAGAAAAGCCACCAATGTCATAAGTGGTATAAAAAATTTCGAGAATGGTAGTTCCGATTGGCTTACTCTATCGGGACAGAGAGTGGGTGCGTATGTCGTCGTCGATTTGGGTCAGGCATATAGCGTCGACCGAATGGTGATTTACAATCAAAATGAGTTACCCGATTCAAAGAGGGAGGTCAAGGGATTTACACTCCAAGGGTCGGCGGATAATTCAACGTGGACAACTGTTTTGACGAATGAGTGTGGTCGTTCAAATGGACACGAACCAAACCCAGGTTGGAGTTTTAGAATTCCAGCAAACTGGGACGACGATACGGAAGGTACATCTTATCGATACTGGAAATTTATTATGAATACGTTTCATGGTACCGATAGTTACGGTGGTATCATGGAACTTGAGCTATATGAAGCCAGTAATGCACTTGACGATGAAGTCTCGTCGAGTTCCATCGTAGCACAAGATGTTTACACTGAGACGGGTAATTTTAACAGAGGTGTCGCGATTGGCAAGGGTTACGGTGGTACGAGTACAGGTGAAAATAATCTTTTGGTTGAAGGCAACGTCGGCATTGGGACGACCTCCCCCCTCTACAAATTGGACGTCCACGGAACCTCAAACGTTGGCGCCCTCACGGCGACCACTGGGTCCTTTTCGGGGGACCTCACGGCGACGAGTCTCAGTGTCGCAGCCGATACGGATGTTACGGGTATAATTGGTAGAGCTAGAGTAGGTTTTATATCAGGACTTGGTGATTACGCTGCTTTTGCACACTATGATAAGGGTTCAAGTGGAAATTATGCACTACTTCAGAGTTCTCTTGGAGAGACTTTCATAAACTCATCAACTGGTAGGAGTCTGTATTTCAGAGAAAACAATTCGAATAAAATGACGCTCTCCGATGGCAACTTGGGGATTGGGACAACCTCCCCCACCTACAAACTGGATGTCCATGGGACCTCAAACGTTGGCGCTCTCACGGCGACCACAGCGACAGTGCCCAACGATGGCGACTTCGTGATGGGTGGGAAACCCCTCACATCCGCGGCAGGGCTCCATTGGGATCGGGTAAATAATAGACTTGGTATTGGAACAATTTCTCCAGCCACTACACTCCATGTCGCAGGTGGTACAATTACAAACTCAGGTACAAATCAAACCAACAAAAAAACATACAGTTGGAATTCCACGCTTGCCAATGGTACAACTATTGCCAATGCAACAGTTAAAATCACATTTTCCAACCATTCATTTTATGCAAAAATAATAGCTCAGTTATCAGAATCCCCCGACGAAGTAAGTACGATGTTACTGGAAGTTGGAGGGGGTAATGCATCTGGTAGTGCGCCTACACTCGCTATTGCAGAAGGTTCTCTGAGTATATTTGGTGGTACAAACACAAATCCATGGAGTCCGGTAGTTACTACAACTACAACCACTGTTTCTATAAAACCAACTACAAATATGGCTGCAGCCGGAACTTATAGTATATTTATTGAATACATTGCACCAAATTCATCGGGTGCTGTAACAAAAATTACACTGGGTACCACAGATGTTGTAACATTTGGTTATTAAGTTAAAATTGTATAGTTATACCCAAAATATATATAGACACATAAATGTCTGTATATATTTCGTAAAATAATAAATCATCTGTATTAATAACAGATGTCAGTACAAACTAAGATCAGAACATTTGGTGGTAATGTAGGTATAGGTACAGATGACCCAGGTACATACCGTCTTAAAGTTGTTGGTGGTGGAACTAGAGTTCACACACTTATTGCATCAAGTCTTAAAGTAGGAAATTCCAATAATGTTCAGGTTCCATCTGGAGTTATTGCTATGTGGTCGGGTGTAACAGTCCCAGTAGGTTGGTTTTTATGCGATGGTCAAAATAATACACCCAATCTAACTAATAGATTTATTATAGGTTCAGGAAGTACGTATCAACAGGGTCAAATTGGTGGTTCTGTTAATGAAACAATTACAACTGCACATATGCCAGGGCATACACACACAGGTGCAAATGCAAGTATTGGTTCGCATGCACACACAGTAAATGCTGTATCTTCTAATGGTTCGCATAATCATAACGGCGCTAGTGCCGCGGGTGGTCTTCATAATCATACAGTTAACACAGACACATTTGCTGGGCATTCGCATAGCATAAATACGTCCGCAGCTGGTGGTGACCACAACCATATTGTAAATTACAATGGTGGGGGTGCACACAGTCACGCAGGTGGTGTCCAATCGATTTTTGATGCAACCGGTGGTATTTATGGTAGAAACCCAGCACCCTCTGGAAGTCATTCACTTGCTCGTTATCCTGGTTATAATAATACTAGGTACGACAATACAAGTGGTTCGGGTAATCATACTCATAATTTTGCCTTATATACTACGAATCACGCTCATAACGCAAATTCTGATACAACGAGCGGTGGACACACTCACAGTTTTCCAGGTGCTGTTACGGCTGGACTGCAACATGCACACAATGCAACTCCTAACTCGAGTGGAAGTCATACACATGCTAATTCTAATACAAGTTCGGATAACTTGCATACACATAATTTTACCACGGGAACAGCCGGTCAAGGAAGCGCATTTAGTATTTTACCACCTTATTATGCCCTTGCATTTATTATGAAAGAATAATTATGTATATATTAATAAGAGATGTCTTCGACAAAAATTCAAACGTTCGGTGGCAATGTCGGTATAGGTACAAATGATCCTGGTAGTTATAGACTAAATATAACAGGTGGTGCAGCGAGTTTTGAAGATTTAACAGTAACAACAAGTGTTACGGTGAATAATGTCAGTAGCGCTTTTGTTCCATCGGGTCTTATAATTATGTGGTCGGGTAGTACTATTCCAACGGGTTGGTCTCTATGCGATGGAACAGGGACACTACCCGATTTAACTGATAGATTTATTATAGGTTCAGGAGGTACGTATTCACAGGGTGAGACTGGCGGTTCTATTACAAAGACGCTTTCAAGTGCAAATATGCCAGGGCATACACATACTTGTACAACTGGAAGTGATGGTGGGCATGCTCACGCCATGACTGTAGATACCTATGGAACAACACACACGCATACTACAACGATTAATCAGGCTTTGACGGGTAATCATACTCTTACAATAAATACTGCGGGTGGTGTTCATTCCCATAGTATAGGATCTAGTTCTCATGGACATACCCACAATGCGGGTTCGGCTGGAGGAGGTTCACATGGTCACACACAAGGTTTGATTCGTATTTTTGATAGTGCTAACGGTATTGATGGATATGGGAACTATCCAGCGAGAAACCACTCGATTGCACGTTATCCGGGTTATACTAATACAAAAGCATACAACTCTTGTAATACAGGTAATCATAATCATTCCGGTGGTGTCAATCAAGGGGGTGACCATGGTCATAGTTGGAACGCTACTAGTGCAGCAGGGGCGCACACACACGGTACTACATTTACTGCTGGAGGTGGGCATACACACACATTTAATACATCTAATAGTGCTTATCATACCCATGCAGCAACCCATAGTGGTGGTGGTTCACATAGTCATATCGCGGGTCAGACAAATAGTACCGGTCAAGGATCTTCATTTAATATTATACCACCCTACTACGCCCTCGCATTTATTATGAAAGATTAATTTGTAAATATTAATAAGAGATGTCCACTCAAACGAAAATTCAGACATTTGAGGGCAATGTTGGTATAGGTACAAATAATCCAGGGGGGTTTCGTCTTGACGTAAATACTGGAACGGTATCTACATCGGATATAGAAGTTACAAATTTCACAGTTGGCTCTGTTACAAATGCATTTTTACCAATTGGTAGCATAGTAATGTGGCACCGCTCATTGGTGAGTATTCCATCGGGGTGGCAGATTTGCGATGGTACAAATCAAACACCCGATTTGAGAAATTTTTTTGTCATTGGTTCTGAAACGAGTTATACGCAAAAAGATACAGGTGGAGATACCTCTTTCACACTTGGGGGTGCAAATTTACCTTCACACTCACATACCGCACCAGCGACGTCTACCGCGGCGAATCATACACATACCACTGCCACGACTACTCAGGGGGGTCGGCATCTACATACGGGGACTACCGTCGCCTCTGCAACACATACACACACTTCAGATATAAGTTCTAGTGGCGGTTCTCATGGACATAACTACAACGCAATGAATAATTCAGGTGCTCACGCTCACCCTTATGGTATTTCTGCTAATGGTGATCATTCCCATCGCGCTGGTCCACGTGCAATTTGGGATGCAAGTAATGGTACATGTGGTATATGGAGCAATCACCCCGCAGTTGCACACTCCCTTGCAAGACAACCCGCCAATAGCACCAGATATCAAACATACACTTCGTACACTGGTTCTCATGGTCATGGCTCAAATAATTCCAACTATTCCGGTAACCACAATCATAGTGCAACATTCCCTACAAGTGGTAATCATAGCCATCCCGTTACATGCGTTGATAGTGCCAATCATACCCACCCCGTTGGAATTGCTACAAGTACGACAAATCATACCCACGTCACAACCATATCCAGTACAGGAGCGCACACCCATTCATACACAACTAATTCTACGGGTCAAGGTCAGGCATTTTCAATTATGCCACCGTATTATACACTAGCTTATATAATAAAAATTAGTTAAAGCTTAAATGTATCATCTAAAGTAATGAATACAAAGACATACCCCCAAAATCAAATATTTATTTTTGATGATGTCATTTCTAATGAAGACTGTGATGAAATCATCAAAATTATAGACACGTATGCAACTAAAAAAACGGTATGGCAAGAACACAATAATGTGGAATGTTACCCCATATGTGTTAACGAAATAAACGATAAAGAGCTTTCTAAGAAAACTGATGATAAAATATTTAAAATTGTCACAAATTTAGCTCAATTATTCAATAGGGAATATTCGTTACCATGTAAACATGATTGTGGATATACATTAAGAAAAATAGTTGGTCCAACAAGACAACACGTCGACGGTCTTTTACAAGATCCCGGAACGAAACAACAAAATCTGAATCGAGATGTCATTAGAAACATGTCATTAATAATTGCACTTAATGGTAATTATGAGGGTGGTGAACTCGTATTTCCAGAACAAGGTAATTATACAATAAAATTAAAAAGGGGGCAAGTCGTGTGTTTTCCACCATACTGGACACATCCACATAAAACGAATTCATTGTTAAACAATACGGTAAGATATACTATAAATACATGGTTGTGTGGTACTTAAAAAATAAGTTCTAAACTATAAATATAAAGACGTATGAGTACTATACCAGCAAGATTGGATTACAATGATATTGCAATGAGAAAAAAGGCGAAAGAGGTTGCTAGAAAAGTTTATCCGCAGCTAACAGAAGACGTCGAAATAATAGATGATGGTGAATTTTTTAGCCCATCGAAGATTATCCTCCCGGATGGTATCGAACGTGTCCACGACGAAGAATTTTACACCGCTTTATCAGATGCTATACTATCAGATAAACTCTTTGTTCTTAGAGAGCAACGAAATCAATACCTCGCCGCAACGGATATGTATGTAGTACCGGATTATCCTCACAAATCCGAAGAATCTAAACAAGCGTGGCTTGATTACAGGAAACAATTAAGAGAAATTACAGACCAGGATCTTTCAAAGGCGGTTGTAACCGAAAACTTTAGAGTTACCAACATAACATGGCCCACGATTCCTTCTTAAAAAAATAAACTCTCACTATAGTATAAAATGTCTGGTGGTATTGCCCAACTCGTTGCTGTCGGTGCTCAGGATGCACACCTCGTCGGTCAGCCCGAAATCAGCTTTTTCCGCTCTACGTACAAACGTCATACTAACTTTTCTCAAACTGTTGAACGCCAAGTGATCCAGGGGAACGTCAGCAACTATGGCATGTCCACTGTTCGCTTTGAACGCAAGGGGGATCTTCTCAATTATGTTTATTTGATGCCAATTGAAGGTGGTGGTTCATCTGCCAACACTTTTACAGACAATTGGACTGATGTTATTTCCAAGGTTGAACTTCTCGTTGGTGGTCAAGTCATTGATGAACAAGATTCTACATACTCTACACTCATTGCCCCAACTCTCTCAGCTGCCAATTCTTCGAAATCTGTCAGTGCTAATATATATGATGGTACTTCCGCAGCGAAGTTTTACCCACTTCGTTTCTTCTTCTGTGAGAACTGGCAATCAGCCCTTCCACTCATCAGTCTTCAATATCATGATGTAGAACTTCGCATTACATGGGGCTCTGAGGCTGCGGCTAGTAAGTGGGAGGTCTATGCAAACTATGCATACTTGGATACCCAAGAACGTGAATATTTTGCATCCAATCCACAAAATATGATCATTACCCAAGTTCAAAAGGCTATTGCTTCTGGTGCCAAGATTCAAGAACTTAACTTCAATCACCCAGTGAAGTACTTGGCTGCGGGTGATGCAACCAATGTTACAATGGTGAGCACTGCTGGTAATAAACTTAAACTCCAAATCAATGGTACCGATGTGTCTGATTACAAGTTTGCCGATCCAAACTTCACAAGTGTGCCACTCTACTATCACACTTCCAATGGTAGCTCAACCCCAGGCACCAAATTGTTCTTTTTCCCATTCTGTCTTGATGCTTCCAAGCTTCAGCCAACGGGTAGTCTTAACTTCTCCCGCCTCGATTCCGCGCGTATCATTAATGAAGTTGCAAACTCCGACAAAGACATTTACGCGGTCAACTATAATGTCCTCCGCATCGAGAACGGTATGGGCGGTCTTTTATATTCTAACTAATTAATAAACCAATGTGGAACATAGTTTTCCTCCTCGCCATCGTTTTTGTATTGACGTACGATCCCAAATCCAGGACACTTGAAAAATTTGTTGGTCAACCCACCCCACCAACCCAAAAGTCCTGTGAACCTACGCATTACGAAGCCGTCCAGTTTGCCCAAAGTCCCTATGAGTGTCCTCCCCCAGGCAGGACAAGTATGGGTACCATTTTTTAGGTTACTTAAAAAGAGTGGTCGTAATTATTGTAAATGATTCCAATGGATCGAGAAACTATGATGATGGTCGCCGTTATTGTTTGTCTAGTAGGACTTATTTTCATGTTCAAAGAACTTAATAAGACTCGTGAAGAAATGAATGGTTTTAAGACCTTTTCAACCCAGCTTGTGCAACAACTTTCAAATTCAGTTACTGCAATCGAATCGGAGCCTGAACACGACAACGAAGAAAATGATGAAGTTGAAAAGAAGGAAGAATAATCATATTTGCTTATTATAACTTGCGAATGCGCAATGAAAAAATACAAAGCTATAGCAATACCGGTCAGCTTTACCGGTGATAAACCTAAATTCCTCACTGTGAGAGATCGGCGTTTCAAGGATTGGATTTTTGTTACAGGAGGATGTCGACGACGGGAAATTTTCAATCCAATCCGATGTGCTCTCAGGGAACTAGAAGAAGAAACACGTGGTACAGTTACTCTCAAAAATGGCGAATATACGGAGTTCAAGTTTGTTGTGAAAGAAAGTGCCACCGTAGATCTTGAATATAATGTATTTATCTTTTTTGTTGATTATGACAAGACTGAACAACAAACACTTGTGAGAAAGTTTTACGAAGAAAAACAAAAAACCAATATCAAAAAATTAAACAAACAACCAATAAAAAAGACGTTTGATGAAAATGATTACATGAGTTTTGATACTCTTGAGGAGTTTAATTCACGTAAACGTTGGAAACTTATTGTCGATAACATTCTTAAAAATCCAGAGTTTTATTCCTGTGTGAGTTCTCTAAATAGAAAAACATTCTCTATTAAGTAGAATGAAGTCAAAAGCTTATATTTTAATGCAGATTGGAGAACTTCTCAAGACAAATAGAGGTTTCTGTCAACAGGAAGTAGACGAATGGGTACAGGAAAATGAAACTAAAACTGTGTATGAACTTTTAAATATAAAAAAGCATTTAGGTGAGACAAAGGAATTTCCAGATGTTTCATGCTTGACAAGGTATAGAGATTAGAAATGTTATTAACATAAGAAAAATGTTCAAAAAATGGTGTGTGCAACAAAAATTTAACAACGCAACCAATTTATCACATGTGCTCATGGACGGTGGTGTCCTTTCTGTGCCTTTTGATAGATTGAACGAATTTCACGAAAAGTATATAGAAGCCGTACGTTCGGGTGAAAGGCTTTTTGTAGTTGAACAAAAAAGTCCAACATACAATTTTTTTGTAGATATTGACTACAAACACGAAAAATCACTTACTCTTGATGAAATTCGGGATATTTGTAAGATAATTTGTGATAAAGTAAAACGTCACGGTGGAAAAGAATGTTTAATATCAGTTTCTCCACCAAAAGCAGTAGGTGAATATACAAAAACTGGTATCCATCTCAACTGGTCAGATTTTGTTGTTGATCAAAGTTCCGCACTTGCTTTGAGAGAACACATTCTCGTAGCTCTATCTTTAGCAAAAAGTGAAACAGACTGGAATGAAATTATAGATTGTTCCGTATATGGAGATTTAAAAAGAAAAACAAAAGGAAGTGGTTTTCGTATGCCATGGTCCCATAAAATGGCAAAGCATATGTTATGCGAGGGTCGGGGATGTCAGGATTGTCACTCCGGTAAAGTCATACAAGTTGCATACCTTCCGGTATTTATTTACAAACATGGACCTCTTAGCACACTTCTGAAGATTGGGCAAGAACCAGATTTAGATATACTCAAGATGTCTTCTATTAGAACAAATAAGCCCCAATATATTACAGTGGAACCACCTTCATCTGTAATCAAGGAGGGGAAGTTTACAGATACACAAATGGCAGACGAATTACACGATGACAAACTCAAAAGTCTTATAGAAGATTTTGTACAAAGAAACTTGGAAGGACAAAGTGGTGCTATAATTACAAAACTTTTTAAACACAAGGAGACGTACCTTGTTTCAACGAATTCAAAGTATTGTGAAAATCTTAAGAGAGAACATAGTTCAAATCATGTATGGTTTATAATTAGTGGTAGAGAAATACTTCAGAAATGCTTCTGTAGATGTGAAACAATATATGGGAGAGTTGATGGATTCTGTAAAGATTTTTGTGGAAGAAGACATAATTTAACACCAAAAATCGTTGAAAAGTTGTACCCCAAAAAGGAAGATCTCAAGAAGTGTCCAGAAATTAAAAAGTTTGAAGAAAAACCACAAATTAAACAATCCGATGTGAAACCTCAATTGGAATCGTTTATTAAGAATTATATGAAATGTCCCAAGGATACACACATTGTGAGTATAACTCGTCAGAAAAATGATTTTACAGCTTTGACTACGTCATCTTATTGTGAAGAAATTCAAGGAATGCATGAAGGAATAACAATGTCTTATGTAATCAAAAAAAACAAGATTACACAAAGGTGTCCATTATGTAAAAAGAGTACTGCAAGAACTCACTTACTAGGAAAAAATATAGTAGAAAAATTATATCCACCTCGAAAAAAATAAACGTCAATATCAGAAAGATGGCTCTCATTGTCGTTGGTGTGTCGGTGTATTTAATTGCACAGTTGATCGGGGAATTAGATTATGAGTCAAACACTACCAAAGAAAGTGAAATAGATGTTTTTCATAAATATTCTGGTATACACCCCAAATTGTATGACAAGTATATGAAAAACAAAAAACTATATGATCAAACCAAAGATATCTATTATTTTAATAACTCTAGAAATTATATAGAAGAACTTGCTTTGTACGCCGATCCCGAATACATAGAAGAAATACATGATATAATAAAACAAAGGTACTTAAACAATAGTCTTTATTAGTATAAAATGGTGCAAACAAGAACACGTTCGGGAAGAAATATAAAGAAACCAGAAAACTACGTCCCAGAAGAAAAGGTTGAAGACGACTACGCGACAGATGAACACGATTCTGATTTTGATTCAGAATTGGATACAGATGATGAATTATATTCAGACGAAGAAGACACCGATGACGATGACGTAGGTAGCCTACAAGATTTTGTAGTCGATGACGACGATTGTATATCCGAAGAAGATGAAGATAGTGAGGAAGAAGATGCTTAAAAAAAACAACTGCTATATTAAAAATGGAGACTGATATAGGAAATCCTATCGAATATGATAGAGACATCGATTCATTAAAAAATATGGATGAAGATACTACCCATATTGACGAACAACAGCACCAAAATGCACAGTATTTTCAACCACAAGAGTTGATGTATCAGCCACAATATCAGACAATGCAGCAATACAATTCAGAAAAGTTTGATTTATTTGCATCAGTTGACAAATCTACATGGATTATCGCATTTGCTGTATTTTTACTCGGGTTTTTCATGGGGAAAACCATGCAACCAGTTATACTCCGATATACTTGAATAACCAACAAATGAACCTATTGGACCCACCTTTGGTGGTATAAACCGGTCTGTCACTGGACCTCTATAAGTATCCTCTATAAAACCCGCACTCGTACTTACTTCCGTTTTGTTTTTTGATCCACCGCTCGTTTTCGTATCAGGAACAAAAAAGAAAATGAAAAATGCACTAACTAAAATCGTTGTGATGATGATATTTAACATTTATATTAAAAGAATATTATTTTTTGAATTACGCGGATGATACTTCTGGCTCACCATCTTCCTTGACTTCCTCAATCTTCGCATCAGTAGACGATTCTTCTGGCTCACCTTCTCGCTTTTTGCGTCGCTCTTCGATTTCGGCGGCGACAATCGCATCAGCTTCCTTTACAAGTTCTTCCATTGGAGCGTCTGGCTTTTCCTTCTTAAGACGTTCCAAGACTTCAGCTGGGTGATTGATTGGTGCTTCATCTGGTTTAGTATAATATTGAGAATTGTCATCACCGGGAGTGGCATAAGACTTCGCTTCCATCATTGATCGCTTACGTTCTTGGAAAAGACGCGCAGCTTCAGCTTGATTTTCGCGATAACCTGTCATAATCTCTTCCAATTTTTCATTTTGGTAATGAACATCGTCAATCTTCGCAGCATCCGGTGGAATCAACAACCACTTGTACATATCAACAACGTAGATATCAAAAGTTGGATCTTCCTTTTGAAGGCGTTTTGCGTGGGAAGCCGCTTCATCGCGGGTAGAAAAAGCACCTCGAATCTTAACTCCAAACTTGTCATTCTTTTGTGGGGCTTCTGGTCCAACGACAGAAAGGCATGCGAAGAGTTGACCAGGAACAGTCGTGTAATCTTGTTCGAGAGACATGATATTATATATTGCATTGCATTCAAAACTTTAAGCCAACTTAAAATCAATTATGTAAATGTGTAGAATGAAGGTTTTGACATTTTTAAAGCCTTAGATACACAAATTATCATATATTTGATTGAACATTGATCTGTAAAAGTAATATAAATATAATAATCCCATAAACTACAATGGAAGAGATTCGCCGTAACCACAATGACGCGAAGCGGGCGTTGATCCAATATGTGACCCGAGAGGGTGATCAAATATTGGATGTTGGGTGTGGTTTTGGTGGAGATCTTCAAAAATGGCACATGTGTGGGGCAAATATGAGTATGTGTGACCCAGAGCCAAGTGCTCTAGTGGAAGCTCGATCTCGCGCCAAGAATATGCACATGCGTGTCAATTTTTATGAAGGTGACATACACCAATGCCCAAATAGAAAGTTTGATATCGTATGTTATAACTTTTCACTCCATTATATTTTTGAGACCAAAGATGTGTTTTTTAGTTCATTGCGGGAAATTAGAAAGAGGATGAAACCTGGTGGCAAGTTGATTGGTATCATTCCGGATTCTGAAAAGATTATATTCAACACCCCCCTCAAGGATACTATGGGAAACTTCTTTCTCATGAAGACCCACGGAAATGGGGGGTACGGTGAAAAGTTATTTGTAAACCTAGCGGATACCCCATTTTACGCCGATGGACCTAGATCCGAACCGATTGCATACAAAGACCTTCTCGTGACCCATCTAGAGGAATTGGGCTTCACCCTAGAATTATGGGAAGGTCTCGAGGGAAATCCAATTTCAGAACTGTATAGTAAATTTATCTTTGTATATAAGAGATGATCACATTCATTGTATTACTACTTGTTAATTTGTGGATTTTTAGCCAAACTCGCGAACCCCAGGAACTTATCGAAGTAAAAGAAAAGTATAGAATTCTTAGAGAACATTTAACTGAAACAAATAACGAAAAGTTTCATATACTATCGAAATGTATACCAATTACCGGTATAAAAAATATGAAAGGTACAGTTGGTTATAATACAAATAAAGGTGATGAAATTGCTCTATGTCTAGATGGGTCGGTAAATGATATATTTCATGTTCTTATTCACGAGTTGGCACATTCGTCTGTCACGGAATATTCACACTCGGAAAATTACTGGAACAACTACACAGAACTTCGTGACATTTGCGTAAATTTGGGTATATACGAAAAGATCCCAGATAGAAAACCCTTCTGTGGTGAGAGCATTCAGGATAAATAATCTTGGTACATATTAAATGAAAACACCTATAAGTGTTTTAATTACGGTCATTTTATACTGGCTTGTGATATACGGGGTTACCATAATACCACACATGAGTGAAAATTATCATCTTAATTTGGTGTGGATGATTGTGGTAGTACCAAATGTTTTGCGTCTTATAGTTGGAAGTATTCCACGACTTGCCGTGGATCGTCTTTTCTTCCTTACGACAACTCTAATTGCTTTAGTACTAACATATGGTGTAAATGCTATCTGGAGTGATAGTAAAATTGCGGTGAAAGACTATGGAAGTGACAGAAGCAAAACACTTAAATTGAGTGTTTTGCTCATGACAACATTTGTCATGGGAGCTCTGATTACCTATTATACAGGTATTGATAATTCAATCTATTCAAATATGGGTTGGGAATCAAATTTCTAAGCCTTGACCAATTGACCCTTGGCAAAATAGAAGACAATTGCAGCAACCAAACCAGTTGAAGCCAAGCCAATCACGCTTCTGGCACCTTGTTCATTAAGGAACTTTGGAACAGAAGTAACTAGTTTGTCTTGAACTGGCTTAGACACAGCGAGAGCTGCGGCGGCACCCGCGATGAGAGCAACCAATTGATCATCGGTAAGATTAAATGGATTCTTGCTTTCTGGAGCCGCCTCCACTTGTTGTTGTGCAACCATATACCCCCCCTGAGGTTGTGGGGCAGTCATTTGTGGCATCATGCCTTGCATTTTAGGCTCATCCATCATCATTGGTGGTTCCATCATGAGATCATTAATTGAAGTAGAGTCCATTGTCTGTTTACTTTGACTCACATTTTTTTCGTGTTGCGAAAACGCTTCGCGAGTTGGTGGAGGTTGTGAAGTATTACTAACAAAGCTGGTCGTTGGGTTATCGTTCAGTGAAACCATACCATCACCATTATCAGATATGTTAAAGGTATTAATATCCGTGGACATTTAATATAACCGCATGTTTTTGAAACATGTAAGTGACGCGGTTTATTTAGAGAAATGAAATTATAACTTTTTAAGAATGGATGAATTTATTCACCAACCAATGATAACTTATATTGGTAACAAAAGAAAACTTATAAAAGTTATTGAAGATGTTATACACAGAATTAAACCACAAACATGTGTAGATGCATTTTCCGGATCCGGTGTCGTATCGAGAATGTTGCTTAAATATTGTAAAAAAGTGTATGTAAATGACCTGGAAAAATACTGCGAAGTTATTTCACAATGTTTTTTAAAAACTCCTACACGAATTGAGCAAAATGATATAGCACGTCATATAAACATGATGAATTATTGTCCAGATAAAATTGGTTTTATAACTGAACTTTATGCTTCAGATGAACGCCAATTTTATACACCCGAAAATGGAAGAAGAATTGATGGTATGTTGGATTATATTGAAAAAAACGTCCCTGATCACTTAAAACCTTATTGTCTTGGACCCCTTCTGGTAAAAGCTAGTATTCATACTAACACATCGGGTATATTTAAAGGCTTTCATAAAGGTGGATGGGGTGGTAAAGGTGGGTATGCCATTGATAGAATAACAAAAAAAATAGAAGTTGAATGCCCTGTGTGGCTTGAAAATGATGGTAATGTTATAGTACATCGTGAGGATGGATGTGATTTTTTGAAAAAACTTCCACAAGTCGATCTTATATATTTGGATCCGCCTTATAATCAACATCCATATGGATCAAATTATTTTATGTTAAATCTAATTTGTACGAACGAAAGACCTCATACAATTTCAAAAGTATCAGGTATTCCGATAAACTGGAACAAAAGTCAGTATAACTATAAAAACAAAATTAGAACGGCTATGGAACGTACCTTGCGACTCGCGACTGAAAAAGCTAAACACACATTAGTATCTTATAACAATGAAGGTTTTATCAAGCCTGATGAATGGGAAGAACTTCTCAAACCATATACGTATGAAAAAATTGAAATTGACTATTCGTGCTATAAGGGAAGTCGTAATCGAAAAAATCGTCCTAGTAAAGTTACAGAATATCTATTTGTTATTTCGTCTTAGTGATCTTAAGATTTGTTTTCTTAGTAGCCTTTCTTGCATCTTCTTCTTTCTGATCTAAATATTTTGGGTTATACATCTTCTTATGGAGTTGCCATAGATTTGGACTACCAACTCTAAATCCCTTGCGAACCGTTGCTTTATACCAAAATACACAATCAGTGATCTTATTAGATTTTACAGTATTATCTAATACGAGACACTCGTAGTTTTCTGTGCACGCATCCATCACTTTATTGAACATATCAAATGACGGAAATATACCAAAGAAAGACTTATATAATTTTTCTCTGTTTTGTATGATATTTTCCCTGAGAATAAATACATAATCTACATTAGCTCTCAACGCGGGTGGTAGATCCATGACATATTGCATTGTAAGCATAAAAAATATATTATAGTGTCTGCCGTTCATAAAACATTGTCGAATACATGTGTCTTTGAGAAACTTTGAATCGTACATACAATCATCGAGAAGCATAAAAGCACCATTTGTTGAATCTTTGCCCTTTGTTCCGATTAGTTTTCTTTGTCTAGATATCACTCGTTCAATTGCATCTTTATCATATTCACCATAAACAAATAGATCGGGGATGAACTCACCATAAAAATGATTACCTTCTTCTGTTCCTGATAGGACTATTCCGGCTGGAATATGTTTTTTGTGATACATGATATCTTTGACAAGGGTTGATTTTCCTGTGTTACGCTTACCAATAAACACACATACCCGATCATCTGTCATGACCTCGGGTTTGAATTTCTTCAGTTGAAGATTCATTCTATTGTAGTGTCCCGTTTTATTTAACAAAATTTTACTCACATAATGTAGGAATGTCTGGTCGTTTAAGACTTGCCGCAACTGGAGTCCAAGACCAGTGGCTCACAGGAGATCCACAATTTTCATATTTCCTGATGAAATATAAAAGACATACAAAGTTTGCTATAGATTATGTTGAAAGTCAATTTGACGGAGAACTTGATTTTGGACAGGTGATAGAATGCCGAATACCAAATGATAAAGGAGATTTAGTTAAGAATTTAACATTAAAAGTTACTTTAAACGACCCAACCCCAGATACACCTGGTCAGAATGATACATACTGGTCACCGTCTATAATAAGTCATATGATTGAGTACGCTGAACTTCGCATTGGTGGTCAAACTGTAGAACGTATAACAGGGGAATACATTTACATGCATCAACAACTTTACAATACAGATGATGATATAGATCAGACTTTATATTTTTTGAATGGTCATGGCAATATTCTTACATACAGCGGTGAATACAATTATTTTATTGATTTACCATTCTACTTCTATAGAAATCCAAGTTTAGCGATACCAACATGTGCTCTTACCAAACAAATGGTTGAAGTCCGAATTAAAACAAGACCACTTACTGAACTTATATTTGGTGGAGCTCCTGTTGGTGTTCAGGGTTCCATAAGAAAAATATCGATTGATACAGAATTCGTATTAGTTACTCCAGACGAAAGAAACTTTTTGATGTCTAGACCAATTGAATATGTCATAACACAACTTCAAATGTCTCAATTTGTAATGAAAGCTGGTGAGAATAAAAAGTCGGTCATGTTAAATTTTTCTCACCCAGTGAAGGAATTATTTTTTGTTTCGCAATCAGAGGAAGCAGTTCGAGATAATGACCCAAACTATTATAACGAGATCAAAAATGTTGAATTAAGATTTAACGATCAAGTAGTTTTTAATCGAGATTCTAAGTTTCTCACGTACCAACAATCATTTAAAAATCATGTGAATTCACCATCGGCTGCAAATCTTTCAAAATTTAGCATGTATAGCTTTGCATTAAAACCCGAGGAATACTATCCAACTGGTCAGGTTAATATGAGTAGAATTGTACATAAGTTATTAAATATTGAAATAGAACCCATAAATAGTATCGACAATAACAACACCCGTATATATGCAAAAAATTACAATATTCTTAGAATTGAAAGTGGATTAGCTGGTTTAAAATTTTAGAGAGCTATAATAGTAATGGCTGGTCGTATTCAATTAGAATCATCCGGTCTTCAAGACAGATTCTTTACAGAAGAACCAGAATATACACATTTTTTGAAAAGTTTTCGGAAACATTCAAACTTTTCAATGCAATATGTTGATTTATCTCCAGAAAATGAAGCCGATTTTGGTAAAACTGTAAGATTCAAAATACCTCAAAATCAGGGAGACTTATTGAAAACTATCAGTGTAAAGGTTACACTACCGGAGATAGGAACTTCGTTAATGGGTTATGTAGATTCAGTTGGTCACGCATTGATTGAATATGCTGATCTTATCATAGGGGATACAATCATTCAAAGATTGACAAGCGATTACTTACAAATTTATTCCGAACATTTTGTAACTCAGACTAAACAAAAAGCACTTGAAGAACTTGTTGGTAAATATTCTGAGCGTGTAGCTAGTACCCGAGTATCAGATAAAGAGATATTGTGTCATCTTGGTACATCCCAAAGTGATGTAAATTATTTTATTGATCTACCATTTTACTTTTATAATAATTCAGAACTTGCAATACCTTTGTGTGCTATAACAAAACAGGAAGTTGAAATTGAAATTAAACTGAGAAACTACCAAGATTTAATTGTAAAAGGCGACGGAACATATGTAGATATTTCACCAGAAATATTAAACATCAAAAATTTTGAATTATGCACAGAAACAATATTTCTTGATCCATGTGAACGAATAAAGATCATGAAAAGTAAGAAAGATTATATAATTACACAAAATCAACAACAAGTATTTGATGTTGGACAGGACATAACTTCTGGTACATTCAAACTTCAATTTATAAATCCCGTAAAAGAATTATACTTTATTATTCAAAGGCAGGGTTCAGTTGGTACAGGTGAAGGAGAATTTGTAACACCATTTGATTACGATAATACACTACAGATTTCAGATGGAAAGCTTGTACTTTATGAAAATCTAGATTATCTTACACTCGACCTTGATGGTGAACCAATAATCACACAAGATACAGGTAATGTTGTATTTTTAAAGGCAATACAGGGGGGTATTCATCATTCTAAAACGCAACTTCTTAGAAGATTCTATTCATACAGTTTTGCACTTGAACCAGAAAAGTGGTATCCAACTGGTCAGCTTAATTTCAGTTTGATAAAAGAACAAATACTGAACCTAAGTTTAACTCCATGCATAGATTATTCAAGACAAATAAGGGTGTACGCTGTAAGCTACAACATTCTTCGTGTAAGTGAGGGAACTGCTCAAACTCTTTTTAACGACAATTAATAAAGATGATGAAAACCGGTTTTGGTGAATCTTCAGGAGCATACGAAGAAGCTCAACAAGATGCTCTCATTGGTATTCTCCTCCCAGTCCTTGAAAGGAGTATGATACTTGCAGCCGAATATTCCAAAGCTTGTTGTCGTGATACAGTACTTGGTGAAGATATAGAATATGCCATCAAGTATTGTGTAATGTATACAGTTGGACAGAATATTGGTTCAATTTGTCCGGAAATATACGACGACGAATCTTCAGACGAAGATGACATTGAAGAGGTTCAACCCAGTGAATGTCCAAATTTCGAGAGATATACGGGGGATAATCCAACTTTCAAACAAATGAATGAAGCTTATGATAGATGGGATAGTTGGATTCCACAGAGCCCAGTCGAAGAGATGTTAAAAAATGCTATTAATAGTAATGAGTACATCGGATCTGGAGGGATGGACGATTTCTGAATACAAGTCATTCAAAGCTATAGCTGACGAGGACAGTAGCACCGATGGAGATTCAGATGACGATGAAGAGCAAATATTTGCCAAATCGCAAATAGTCAGGAGACCAAAGTATAAAAAAATTGTAACAAAGGAAGAACTACTTCCCGAATAAAAATTTTCCTTACGTATAGTATAAAAACTCAACATGTCCGCTATGCTCGAACAAGCTATTGATACTGTCGAACTTGTTACCCAAGAATTGGAAACCCAATCCCTCAACGCGATTGTTGCGGGTTTCTCATTCGCCGCAGCTCTCAGCTGGAATGACCTCGTTCGCTGGGTTATCCAACAACTCATCAAGGTACCAAAGAACGGTGGTGCTCAGTACACTTTGACTGCGATCTTGACTACTCTTTTGTCCATCGCGGTCTACATGGTGATTGCGCGTATCTCCACTCGCGTTTCCAAGCCAGCGCAACCAGTCTTCGCGATTACTCGCTAAGTTTGGGTGTTCGTCTCATTAGAGAAATTAACATTATACCTATAAAAATGATTACACCAATAGAAAGATATTCTTTCCATTTATAAGTATTTACTACAATTTCAGGAATACTTATTGGTGGCGGTAAAACATTATTAACAACTTCATATGGAACCTTTGGAAGTCCTTTTAACCTATCAGTAGATCCTACGATTTCAAATTTTAATATATGATCTTGGTTTCTAAAATCATATGGAATGAGTCGTCCATGGCTCATGTAAAAGAACTCAACTTTCAAGTCTTTGATAAACTTTTGTGTTCCGCTATGAAAATCGTGTGTAAGTGGATCATCTGCACCATGATAATTTATAACGTCACTACCATTCAAAAGAATATTACCCGTATAAAACGGAGTTGAGGAATAAATAGTTTTTGTAAGTTCATCTGATCCAGATGTAAGCTTTAAAATTAATGAATTTGGTCCGTTTAAATTTATCGCACCTGACGTAAGGCTGTAAGATAAAGACGTTTGGTTGTTTGATGTAAACCCCATTATTTGATGAGGTGTAGTAAGAGCCACATTACTGAGATATCCATTCGTACCATCAAAAAATTCAAATGTAAAATCATTAGTTGCACCTGTATTTGAAAATGTTAAAGTGTTTCTGTACTCATCAAATGTAACTTGATCTATATGTGTTTGACTATCCCACAATTGTCTCTCAAGTTCGGATGCCAAGGTTGTACCATTCGTATAATTATTTGATTCGAGTACTATATTTATTCCATCAACACTAAATGTCTTATTTGTTTCACATATATGTGTTTGCTTAGTTGGAATACGAGCGGATGTAAGTGTAATTTTACTCACATCATAAATTGGTTCTTTGAGAGTCACAACATAACCATTAGCATATGGGTACACATTTGTATCTCTCATGCTACTATCTATATCAAGGGTATGAACCTTCATTAAAATATAGGCATAATATTTTAATGATTGTTTTTGTCTGAAATTTAATTAAAATTAGCAAATGCTTTGAGCTAATGGGTTGTTCTGGAGTTGTCTCTTTGCCAAATCCAATCTGTCAATATTTGGGTTGGTATTATCTTTGTAAGCATTGAACTGATGATAAGGTTTTTGTTGATAAGTTTGCATCCAACCACCATTTGGAGCATTCACTCGACCATCAATACGTGAAGTATCACTTCTAACAGTTGTTAGAGCACCACCTTGTTTGAGAGCACTTTCTCTTACATTCATTCTTCCTGGATTACCCAGACGATTCGCTTTACCTCTGCGATCTTCTGGACGAAAGCCGTATTTCATAAGTTCATCATTATTTTTTGCGGTAATCTGAGAAGCTGCACTTGTAGCATATGCACCATAGAAACTTGTAACACCAGGTGTTGGTTGATTCGCGTATCTGTACTGCTCGTCATTAAGATCAGTTTTGAAACGTGTTGGATCTTGTGGCATAGCTTGTGCAGAAATAAACCGTTTCGCTCCATTGTATCCAAGAGCATCTGCACGATGACCAGTGTGAGCACGATTTGTAATTCTCTTAGTCTTCTCATGTTCTTGTCTGGGTGTAACACCAGTCATACCCTGCGCTCGACCCGCGGTTGGTGGCAATCGAGAAGGTAAATAACTTGTAGTTTCAGGTTTATTGTGTGTCAATTGACCAACAACTGCAGATCTACCACCAGTAATATCTCTAGCTGGACCAGCACGCCCTGGAAGTGTTGTAAGACGATACTCACCAACATTAATTGGGTTCACCCTGAACAATTGTTGATAACCACCTGATGCGGGTGTGTCAACACCAACTCCCAAACCCGGACCAACAAGCTGTCTTTCGATTGGTGAAAGATTATTCATACGACCCGTATCATACATACGATTTCTCATTGTAAGGATTTCCTGACCACCACTTCGCTGCTGCTTACCAATATCAGCAAAGCTTGTAAGTTCTACCTTGCTTGGTACTTGAACACGCATATCGTACTGTGTTTCTTCGAAATTTTGCGTCTCTTCAAAAGCTGGTGGTAACTCCGGTCTAACTTCTAAAACCGACTGGGTAACTTTAGGTGGTTCGGATTTATTACTCAAAGTCCGACCAGCAAAAATCAAACCAGCTATAGCCGCTATAGATATGGGATCAGCCATTCTTATTTGTTATTAACATTTTTATTAGCGTATCTCTGATGAAAGAGTCCGTTCTGGAGTTCGGCACGGGTACTCGTTGGTTCATAACTTATGGTTCGAAGTGGAACTTTACACTCCATATTTGTTAAAGGAAACAAGTTTCGTTCATATGTTTGAACAATGTGTTTATTGAATTGGGTAGTACTTTGTGGTCTGAGTTGATCACTCACTTCGATGTAATTTGAAGGAGCACCCTTACCAGCCATGTATGGAGCTGTACCATACAACATAGTGTTTGGGCGACACCCACCACAATTAATATTACCGGGCTGAGGGTAAATGAAAATTTCATCATCAGCTCTGACGGGTGGGATAGCACCTTTGTTTTGAACTATCGCAAGACCTGGTTGCAATTGGTATGCCATATTTACTATTACATGAGAGAATATTTATCTATTTAAACTGATCCACCAAACATACCACTTCTTTTACCCCCACTTAAGTCTATACCACCAAAAGCTTCGAGCTGAACACCCCGAGCGTCTGGGCTGCACATTCTTGGATCCGTTCTACAAATTGAACCATTTTTCGACCCATAAAGCCATTCCGCAAACGCGGTTTGATCTCCTGGAATACTTGATACTGGGGTAGTTACAAATTGACGCGCAGCCGCTTTTCGTTGAAATTCAGGCATTGGAGTTCTAGAACGACCAGCGTCATATGTAAACTTACTATCAAGATGTGCGTTAACAAATGGTTTCACTGTTGGGTAATAACACGATTCCAAACGATTTGGTGCATCTGTAAAATCTGTAATTAAAACATTTCCCATTGGATTATCACTTGTTGGCATTTGACAAGAACCATTTCCATAAACCTTTGAACCGTAAGTTTCCTTAACCATGTTTGATTTATGCATCACATAAAGAACACCCAAAACAGTTGCACCTAACACAAAGATGCGTGGATCTCGACGAATTAAGTAAATTATACAGCATGAATAAATGATAAAACGTGAAGCTGCGTTTATTCTATCTTCTGGGGTTTGATCCTTATTTGGCCAGAATTGCAAAACCTGGTCAGACCTAATAAGTTGATTTGGATTATCAAACCAAGTTGTCATTTAATATATATTTAGGTTTATTTTTTTGGCAAACCACTAAGCATACTCCCCATCATTTTCATAAGTGCACCCTGGTCAAGTTCTTGACCATCTTCCATTTTATCGGCACATTCTTTGGCAATAGTCTCTATCATACTAAGAGTTTCGGCTGGAATTGAACTGATGGTTGTACCAAGCATATAGAGGGTTTGAAGATACTGCCACACAGCAGTCTTAGTGTTTGGTGAAGCCTTATTCCAGTAATTTTTAATGTTAAATTCTTTAAGAAAATCAATTTTTTCAATCTCTTCAAGAAGAAATGTCTCGTCATTGGCTGAAATTCTATCAGCGTAGGGACCTATACCTTTCATATATAAATCAACAATTGCACGTGGATTTGTTGATTTGAGCAATTCAACTGATGTCATTACTTTCTTGATGCCTTTTTCCTCTGGAAAAGTCTTGTGCAATTCCACAAGAAATTGGGTAAGCATGTCATTAAACGCACTGACAGACGCCATTTTCTTATATGATGGTTTTAATCTTTAAGTTTAGAAAGGATCATTAGAAATAAGCTCCTTTTGACCAAGACCATTCGAAACAATGAAGTAGACAAGGATTGCATTAAGTACAGCTGGCTTGGTGTACTTATTCAATTCTAATTTACCTTCATTGTTGAGTTGAGCCTTGATATGAATATAAGCAGCGGTAATACCAGCCGCAATGATCGCAGCGCCTACTGGATCTCGAAGATAATCGGATAAATCGTCCATTTAATTATACGCAGTTTTTTTTATACGCTGTTCTGGGGCATCTCCAAAAAATGAATCACCTTCTTCCATTGCATGAGATTCCGTTGATTGCTCCTCAACTATTGGATTTGGATCTTGAACACCTAGAACGGTCTTAAATTCATTTTCTAGACCAGTTGGTTGTAAATGTTCTGACTCTACACCGGTCATTGGTTCCATCTCTTGCATCTCTTGCATCTCTTGCATCTCTTGCATCTGTGGTTCAGGTTCTGGAAAACTTTCATCACCTTCAAAAACATCTGGATCAACTGTATCATGAACTTCGCCATCTAAATCGATATTTTTATTTTCTTGTGTCATGTAAGTTTGAAGAATCTCTTGCACCGGAATGAGTTCTTTTACCGTGGCTTCGATGCATGCAGAAAAACGTTTATTCAAAAGCTCATCGCGAATATATTCGTTTTGCTCTTCATGAAACACATACGGATCTTTGTAAATATCCTTTGCGGCGTTGTTGTAACACATTTGAATAAAAACCTCATTACTTGGAAGTCTAAGAGAAATCTTTTTATTATCAGATTTCAATCGAACTGATGAAAGAATCTTGGTACATGCAACAAATACCGCTGCTAAAAGATCACTGTACCAAGCACACCGACTAGTAATGTTATCGGAGTGTTGCTTAGACATGGCATTCGACCAGTTTGGAACTTCTTTAAGAAGTTTCTGATACATTATCAAAGTTTTTCTACCTTTGGAAATCTTGGTTGCTTCATCGTACATATCCTGGAAAACTTCAATCATAGCTGGACACATGATAATAAACAATTGAGCAAGGTATTCCTTACGAGCTTCTACAAGTATATTAAGGTTATCCATTTATCATTGAATGTGTTTTTAATAGCTGTCTTACTACGCACTTCCCCTGTATCTATCAGCCATCTTCTTTAGATTCATAAGATTTGGGAAATCAATTTCATCTGGATTATCCGACTTTTCCTTTTCCCTTTTCTTTTTTGAAGTATTCCACGAAACATACACCTCATATTCACCTACCAATTGACTATCAAAACCACCTAATTTAAATTGTCGTTCTAAATATTTAGCTGCAGATGCACGATCGAACGTTGGAAAGCCAACGACAAACGAAGGAACTGTTAAAAATATTTGTTTATTTCCAAGTTCTACAGATTGTTTGATTTTTCGAGAAAACTGTTCATATATTCTTTTGTATATTTCCTTCTTCATTTGTTTTCTCTTTTCATCAATTTTTGTAATGTCATTGATGCTGAGCATTACATTTACTGTAATTTATTTTTAGCCATTTCTAACTCACCTAAAGTTGGTGTAGCCTTTTCTTTCACAAGGTCATACTTTACAAACTCTTTTCCACTGGTAGATTCCACAAATGGAGAAACATCAACTGGAGTTTGAACATCCAACGGTTGAGAACGAAGTGAGATCAATTTAACCACATTATTTACAACTTCAAATGAAGCAACAACGGAAAATCCAAACGCAAATCCGTTGTTTTTAACGGTCATGAACATACATTCGTAAATATCTTTGCCATCACCCGAATATTTTTTGACTGCAATTGTTTCAATTATGTAAGTGCATAGACCAGTACGCTTAGAAATCTCATTGTTTGTCAAGAGAACAAATTCTTCCATGAGATCATTTGAAACACTAGTTTCTTCCTGGTTATATCCACTAAGGTTTGGTCTGGCATCATCAAAACGGATGGTACCAACAGGTGTTGTGTGTCCTGAAAATCCAAATACTTCAGTGAACGATTCGCGTCTAGTCAATAGTAACAGGACAATGAGGGCAAGGACAATAGTCAGAACCAACTTCATCTTTATTACTATGCGTTAATTTTTTTTTGAAAAATACCATATACATATTAGATGTCTCTACTGATATATAGCCCACGATGCAAACATTCAATGGAAGTTATTGAATATATCAACCAAAATCAGCAGCTCAAACAACTTGTAAATTATCACAATATAAATACACAAGGTATACCACCTGCGTATAAGAATAAGATTACACGCGTACCAACAATGCTCACAAAGAATGGAAAGGTTCTGGTAGGAAATGAAATTAAGAACTGGTTAGATTCTTTGTTACCAAATAAAGAAATTGAACATTGTGGTTTTGGTTTTGGATGTTCAATGACAGGTCTTGATAATAATGAAAATGATTCTGATATGTTCATCCTGGATAATTATGGACAATCCCTACAACCCGCTTTGACAAAGGAACTTCAGGATAAAATCGGTAGAGATATAAGTAAAGGTACAGCTTATACCACCGAACAGATTTAAAGATCTGACGCGTCTAATGAGTAGTCATGAAATTTGTTACTATTCAAGCTTCGGCTTTTAAGTCAACGTTTGAGGTTTTAAAGGATATTCTAAATGATGTGAATATCTACTTTAGACCGGATGGTATGTATATCGTAACATTAGATACGGCAAGAACATCCCTAATTGATATGTTTTTATCCGCTGATAATTTTGAAGAATATCATTGTGATCAGGAAGAGATTGTCGCGGGTATTAATATTTCAAATACATTCAAACTTCTAAAAATTATTACAAACAATGATATACTTTCTGTTGAAATTAATTCAAAAGAGTATATGGATATCGAAATTACGAGTGATGTTAAAAATACAAGTACAAAATTTCAATTAAAGTTACTTGATATCAATGAAAGTAAAATTGAAGTTCCGGATGTTAAAATGACAAGTGTAACTACACTCCAATCCGCAGATTTTCAAAGACTTTGTCGCGATATGATCAATATCGGAACAGATATTGAAATTACACGCGTAGATAACGATCTCAAACTTCGATGCGAAGGTGATTTTGCAAATCAAGAAACTCTTATCAAATGTCCAGAATCAAGTCCTGAAATCAGCGGTCTATATTCTCTGAGGTACCTAAATATCTTTACAAAGGCGACGAGTATGTGTGCGTCTGTGCAAATTATGCAGGAAACTGGTAACAAATTCTTAATTCTAAAGTATAACGTTGCTAATTTAGGAGAATTAAAATTCTACTTAGCAACTAAGGTATCCGAAGATCAGTTGTAAAGTCTTCGAGTGTAAGTAGTATCTTTTTCATACCTAAAGCATTTGTCAATATTATTTTAGGAAATTTCTTTTCAAGAGTTTTTTTACTGTAATAAAGAAAGTCTTTTAATTCCACACTCTGACCATGAAAATCATTTCTTGGACCCGCGTACCTTCTTACCTTTTCAGTGATGTTTATTCGTGGTTTATCATCATGATCTACTATCCATACATCACTCAAAGGAATACTAAACAAAATACCAGTCTTTTCAGGTTCTGAAGGTTTGAAATTAATATCATTGGATATAGATTTATAAACTTTACCACCATACCAGTATTTTATTCGAACTGTAAGATCTTTAACGTTTTGTGGGACTATTGTCCCTCTGAACATTTCTCCTGTAACGTATGTATGAAACCCATCAAGAATGCCATCCCAATTTTTACTTTCCTTTTTCCAAAAATCATCTTCAATTTGATATTTCATTCTATAGTCGATTCTGTATTCTATTTCTTCTGATATTATAGAATAATCCCTTGGTGTAACAAAATACCTGTATGCAGAGAAAATTGGAATAATAATATTACTTAAAAGTTTAACAAGCATTCTTATTTATAATGGAGGGAAACTTTTTAAGTAGATATAACAATAAGATTGACCAATGGAATACTTTGATATATCAAGATCCCACCAATAAAAGTAGGTACGAGTCTGAAATGTCAGACTATATAATCAAATGTATGCCTTATATGAATCAACATACAGTAGAGAATGAAGAAATAATCAATACAGATAACGTTTTTAACGTAAAAGAAACTGTTGGTCTTCAAAGAAAAGATATATTTAGAGACTATCTCATAGAAGTTGAGAAACAAAATATAGCTAGACCCGTTGAACGTAAAATAGAACACTGTGAAAGTTGTTTATCTAGTAATATAGTTCATTTTCACGATACAAGCGAACTTGTGTGTGATTCATGTGGTTTGATATTAGCGTGTCTTATTAGCGAAGAATTGACTTACCGAGAAGAACAAGAAACATCCGAAAAGGTTGTCAATTATAGTTATAAGAGGGAGAACCATTTTAATGAATGGCTCAGTCAGTTTCAAGCACAAGAAATGACTACTATACCGGATGAAGTCATAGAACAGTTGAGAAGTGAACTAAAAAAGATGAAAATTAAGAAACTGGATGAGATTACACACACTAAAATTAGAGGACTCCTGAAAAAATTGAGACTTAACAAGTATTACGAACATGTACCATACATAACAAATACTTTAAATGGTATTAAAGCACCAAACATGCCACAAGAATTAGAAGAGAAATTGCGTATCATGTTTAAGGATATTCAAAAACCATTTGACGATAATTGTCCTACCGAGAGAAAGAACTTTCTTAGCTATTCGTACGTACTTTATAAGTTTTGTGAACTTTTAGGTGAAGATAAATATCTACAATATTTCCCTCTTCTTAAATCCAAGGAGAAGCTTTACCAACAGGATGTAATTTGGAAAAAGATTTGTCACGTTTTGCAATGGGAATTTATACCAACTATATAGTAGAGATATGAAGAAAGACGCTAAGTGTCCTAACTTTGACATATGTTATAAAATGATGGACCCAAGGTCAAAAGTGTGTTCGAACTGTTTTTGGAGATTTGAAAATCGGATCCTTGAATGTGTAGAATATGCAGAATGTCCATTGTGTCTTAATAAAGAGAAGTGTTTTAAGTTTAAGCGATGTGATCATTTTGTATGCAAGCTATGTTTTCCACGCGTTGCTAAGTGTCCAATGTGTTCCAAAGCTTAAAGATGCGGGTTATAGGTACACCAATGAACGAATACGAGAAGTTCTGTATAGATGAAGCACAATATCATCTAAACAGAGCTAGAGAACTACTTACCGATGGTCTCCGAGATCCAAAGAAATATCACGATGAAACGAAAACGTTTTATCAAATGATGACTAAAGTATTTCCCTTAATGGTTCTACTACAACAGAACGAATCTCAACCTCGCGATCTGGAAACGGAGGAAAGTTTATTAGATACGCTTTCTTCAACCCAGTCAGACTCAGATAATTTCGAGCCTGTAACTCAGCCACATCATTTAGACTCTTAATGGTTTTGAATTCAAGAACAATTTCATTATTTACTATAATATCAGCTCTCACATTTCCAATCACATGCCCTTCAAATGCAATTGGAACAATTCTCTCAGTTTCATAAGGAATACCCGCTTTGCGAAGTAATACTTCCATAGCATTGTGGTATACACGTTCGGAATAACCCCCTCCAAGTGTGTATACTTCTCTGGCTAGTGCATGAATGTCTAACATGTTTAAAGATTGTACTAAAGTTTTAAGTAGATGCCACTGTTTCAGTTTCCTTCGCATGTTGTGTTTTGGAAATCGGTGGAACATCATAAAGAAATAAAAGCTAAATATTTACCAATTATAAGAGAACTTGAAGAAACAACTAAAGATAACAAACCATTTAGTGCATGCCATTTGAATACAAGTATTCTTACTAACACTAATTTTATAGATCACAATGACAAAGAAGTATTTGATCGTATTATTTGGAATCCATTATCAGATTTTATGAATGAAGTGGAAAAAAAATGTGGTTTTCTGATAAATGTAAAATCGTCATTTGTTCACAACTATTGGTATAATGTTTATGATGTAGGTGATTTTCAAGAACAACACGACCATTTATATACACCCGAACTTGTAAACGGTGAAATGTATCACCCAACATTTTCTCTAATATATATTCTTCACGACGAAAACAACGACAATAAAACATTATTTATGACAGAAAAAAACGTCCCATTTAGACCAATATTTATACAAGAACGATTTGACACTGGTAATGTAAAAGATATAAAAGAGGGTACGGTTCTCATTTTCTCGTCTCATCTAGCTCACCTTGTAAAACCGGTAAATTTTGCAGGGAGAACAACAATTGCTTTTAATATATTTAGTACTTTTTAGTCTAATATATTATCATTTTTTATTTACAGCTTTAACAATCTTACTTCGTATATTGTTTGTTAAATTGTATCCAGTCATATTCTTGAAAGCTACTTTATTACCAGCGGTGGCGGCAGCTCTTGCCATGGTGGCTGAAGGAGCATTCACACTTCGAGGGATAGTAACTTTTTTAAAGTCGAGGAACTTGAAACTGTTTTGACGATTTTTACCAACAATCATAATTGAATTTTTATTAAAATCTCGGGCAATTTTTGCTATACTGTTCTCCTTTGAGGATGAAATAATGGTGACACCTGGAAACCAGCGTCTAAGAATTCTCATTTTATTTTCCACTGGAAGTGGATTCTTGGCATTACCAACGGAATGTGAGACAACGACAATAGGCATTTTATTAGCGCGTCTCGCTGTCTCAATGATTTGTTCAATCATAAGCCTGTGTCCCTTGTGTGGTGGATTGAAACGACCATAGGTGAAAACAACAGACTTCATTTATAATATTTCTAGAATATAAATGTGCTGGAACAAATGGCCCTTTAACAAAATAAAGATACACACAACAAAATCTTGGTCTTACCTATTGGGAGAATAATCTTGTATCATATTATATGACAGAATACTCCCAAGAACCTTGTGAATTTATCTACAAAGTCTCCTCTCTCGAAAGGGTTGTTGATGGTGACACTATTGACGTAACCCTCGATCTCGGCTTCGATGTCTGTACCCGTCAACGGGTGCGTCTTCTTGGTATAGATACTCCCGAATCTCGCACATCTGACGTAGAAGAGAAGAAATATGGTCTTCTTTCCAAACAGAAATTAAAGGAGTGGTGCCTCAAGGCTGTGGAATCTGAGAAGGATGATATTGAGATCGAACTCAGATGCCCAGAAAGAGATTCACGTGGCAAGTTTGGGCGTATTCTAGCGGAAGTTTGGGTATCCGAAAATGGTCAATGGACCAATGTCAATAAATGGATGTGTGAAAATGGTTACGCCGTCCCATATGTTGGTCAAAATAAGAAGGATGTTGAAGAACTTCACATGATTAATCGTCAAAAGTTGATTGACAAGGGTGAAGTTGTTTAAAGATCCAATTTATCCATAGAAGTCAAAACAATCCAGATGATACCAACACAGATGACAGTCGTGCCAGCTACACCGTTCAAGATCATCAACGTTTTGGTACCTTGTGGAACTAGACCCATCACTGCTGCGACACCGGACATACTAGCAATTGATGTTATAGTAAAACCAAGTAGATAGAGTAAAAGACGTCCAGTATCATTCAAAAATAGAGCTGGTAATACATACACAATACCACTTAGACCAGAAATACCATGGATAGTTCCAACAACATATGCGGAAGTTGGGCTATCAGTAAATGTATCACCCATTCTCCATTGCTTGAACTTTTCCCAAAGACTTCTTGCTTCGGTAACCCCTTCGCCGTGAGTGTGTGTCATGTGATGTTCATGTGCTTCGGTGTGAGCTTCAGAACCTGGTGTAACTTCAATGGGTAGTCCATCTCTGGGGTGTAGTGAGGATCCACCTTCTTCGGTTGTGTTAATCTCTTGAAGATGCATCAAGCGTTTCCGCTCTCGCCTTCTCCACTTGTGGAGAGAAATAAGAGAAGCTGAACCAATCATTAACATCATTGAACCTACAATGTAGTCACTTGCAGATGCAATTTTTTCCATTGGGATTGAGCTTCTAAATGACATGAAAATTGCGGTCATGAAGCCTAGACCAAGTGTATGTCCTACACCCCACCTAAACCCTTGTAAGGCGGATTTACGCCAGACAGATAAGAAATTATATCGTGTTTCGACTTGTTGCTCCCTTCTTTTTACACCTGCCACAAGCATAACAAGAGCGCTTACGTGGTCGGGTCCTAGAACAACGTGTGTAACGCCCATCAACATGGCAACACAAAAGGATTGCCATGGTGAAGTCGTTGCAATATTGGAAAGATCTACCATTTGTAAATATTTACAATTTTAACTTTAAGTAGACTAGAAAAGATATCTACATTCGCCGAAAATTGGCTTTTCTTGAACAAACTGATTACAAATCCACTTTTCACCCCAAGTTATAGGTGCACCACCATGTAAACTCATTTCAGATATATAATTATGTTTACCTGTGGTTGCGTAAAAGAACAGTGCATCCCCCTTTTTAAATTTAAATTTTTTATCTAAAACTGGAAATACAGTTTCACCACCTCCGTATTCATCGCCATCATTTAATGCAATAATAAATGTTACGTATCTTCTATTTGGTGTTTCAGCCCACGCATCTTGGTGAAAATCATAGTATCCACCCGGTTTATAATATGTTAATTGTAAAGTCTCAAAATTTGAAATTGGAACATTGCAATATCTTGAGCATTTTAATCTCAACTGTCGCACGATTGGATCCGAACCAAATAAATAAGCTGACATACTATCTCTTATTGATTTGTTTACATTTCCATTACCTATTTCCGAACTTTTTAAGGTTGGTTTAGCTAATTCTATTAAATGGTCACAATCTTCGGGTGATAAAAATCCACTAATATGAACTGGGTCTTTATATGCATGAATACATTCTATATAAAACGGAGTACTACTTCGAAATCCCATATTTGTAATACGTGTTAGATCTTTAATTTATTTAAAAGATAAAATTTATATATAGATAACATGCCATTTTTTCACTTTCCATGTGATTATGTATATTGGACACATGTAGATGATCATGAATCTATAAAGGCTAAGTATTTACCTAAAATAAGAGAATCCGAAAAAAAACATAAAAATAATTCACAAGGAATAATTGGTGATGTCATAACTAGTTATACTAAAGATGATTTTACTACTAATAAAGCGGTTGAATTTATAAATAAACCCGATATACTTAAATCGGTTGTTTGGGATTCTATTGATAAACTTCTAAAAGACAATCGCGAAGATAAAAATATGTGGAAAATTGGATTTAAGGAATCTTATATACAAGTTTCGTGGTATACAAGTTATGGTGCAAATGCATATTTCCCATTGCATACACATGATGATGGTGCCCCAATTATTTCTGATGGTCGTGTATATTATCCTTCATTTTCAATGATATATATAATTAATGATGAAAACGAAAAAAATAGTACAATGTTTAAAACATTTGAAAATCATAAGTCTTTATCACATAGAAAAGAAATTACCTTTGATACAAGTCGTATCCCAGATATAAAAGAAGGCTCTGTTCTAATATTTCCAGCTCATCTCTCACATTATGTAATACAAGCTATAAAACCCGGTCGTGTTACACTTGCATATAATTTATATTCGACGTATGATTAATTGTTGTATGGATATTTATGCACCCATAAGTTACATATCCATTTTTCGCCATTTGTAACAGGTTCTCCTCCATGAAGAGCTAGAGAAGTATCAAGTTCATAATTATCCAATGTATTAAAAAATAGCGTGTCACATGCATTCAATTTATATTTTTTGTTTAATTTTACAAAGTTAGTTTCACCACCTTCATATCCGTCGTTGAGTGCTATCAAAAACGTATATAATCTGGGATTTTTATGATCAATAACATCTTGGTGAGCTTTATAAAATCCACCTGGTTTATATCGAACCACCTGCATTTTTTCACAGTTTATTTTTGGACGATCTACTTTTGAAATACACCTTTCAACTATTTTACTCACAATTGGATCTTCCAAGTCCAACCAAGCAGTTTCACTTTTACGAATATCGAAATTGGTATCTTTATTTTGAGAAATTTTCGAATTTTTCATATTATCCCGGGTTTTATTTATAATATATTCACTCTCTTCTTTCGTAATTATATTATTTATTATTTCTGGTTTGGAATAAGTTGGTATAAGATAAATAACCAAAAAAATTAAAAATAATAATAACATCCTATTATTAAAATATATTTATTTTTCTTGGTGTGATACAATTGTATCTCTTGTGTATTACGGATATTACACTATTCGCATACTCTATAAGTTTTAGACTTATATCTACAATTTCATCAACTCTATCTGGTTCAAGTACATACTGTCTTAAGAGATCTCCACCTGTATCTATTACCATTCTAAGTATGTTCGTAATGTCCCTAAATTTCTCACGTTGTTTGTCACGTCTCTGAAGTTCCTTTTTGAACACCGATTCCTCAAGTTCATTGAGCATATAGGCAACACGTAGATATTGATTGTCTCCATCATACATATCACCGTATCTGTATATGAGATCTCTGTCAAGGTGACCAATTAAATTGGCAAAGCGTAGAATATCATCTGATGCCTGCATTTCTCGCAATTCTCTGAACGTTGGAACGCCACCACAAGGGATATCTGCATGCTCCCTTGATGAGATTCGCCCCCTCTTAAATTCCATATAGTGTGGATTGTGGATACGTCCCGTCTCAATCTGACCAGATACCCAATCAAATGCTGTGTGACAATCTGGACACCACATCTGGCGACACCCCGAGAGCTTTTGTATCATCGTTCCACATTTGGGACATGGCTTTGTATCCTTCTTT